AAATTCATCGCTGAACGAGACGCCCGCGCGCTGCTGGCGCTGTGCAGTTGTGCCCATGCGCCGGCGTGGAAAGTGCGCGAGATTGCGGCGGACAATCTGCGCGGGTTGAAACAGAAGTTTGGAACTAACAAATCAATGCGTTATTACCTATGACCGACAAGATCAAAGTTTCAGCAATCATAAGCATCATTGGAACACTTATTACCGTAGGCACGGTTGTCTTCGGAGGCGGGACCATTTATCAACGTGTATCCGCCAATGAAACGAGACTTGTTCACATAGAGGCCGAAGGCAGTGCGTCGTTTAATGAACACAGGGCGCTTGATGACGAGCGCGAACGCGCACTTGCTGCCAGGATTACCAGACTTGAGACCGCCATTGAAAACCTTTCCGAACTTCGCGCCGACATTCGAGAGATTAAAACGGAACTCAAGAACAGGGGTGCGATGAAGTAACAACTAACAACCTATGAACATCATCGGATCAATCTGGGTCAAGCTCGGATGTTACCTGCTCCTTGCGGCAATCGCTCCAATCGCGGCGTTCCTTGGGGATTTCTTTGGCGCATGGAAAGAAGACCACACTGTTCAATTGGTTGTGCCGGCGTGGGTGTGGGTTTATCAGGCGGTTCTCGGCCTGAGCAACATGGCGCTGGTGCTGCGCACGTTTCTCGATTCCTCCTACGCCCGGCATGTGGACGCCGGGAAGGAGACAGATGCACCGTCCACCGACACAAACACCAGACCCAAAGAAACACCATGAAGAAACTCATCAGTCCAATCCTCGCGGCGATCATCCTTGTGGGATGCACCACTCCCATCAGCGACGCCACGCTCAACCGGATTCAGATTGCCGCACAAGGCGCGGCGGCCGTTGGGGTTGCCGCCAGCCTGATTGCGGCCCCGGCTACCAAACCAATCATCCTCGAAATCCAGAGTGATCTGGACGTGCTGGCGTCATCTCCGTCGCCGACCTCGGCGCAACTCGTGGCCATCGTGGCAGGCCGTCTTCCGCTGGGAGACAAGGCGCAATACGTGTATGGGGCGCTGGTGCTGTGGGGAGTGACAGAAGGATTCTGGGTCGCCCCGAATTCCGCAGAAGCCGTGCGGATGGCAGCGCGAGGATTCAGCCTTGGCATCACGCAGGGAATCTCGGCCACAAACATCAAGTCTGGTTACACGCTGGCCGCTTTGGAAAAGGGTGTTTCTCCGCCCGCGCCAACGAAGAAGAACATCAAGAAGGTCTGAGACTCTGCGCCCCCCGGACGTTTTCGGTTCGGCACTCGCTCCGTTGAACCGCGTGTTTCCGTCCGGGCGGGCGCTGCTCTGAGCGTCAGAGCCGGGTCACTAAAAGGCCCGGCTTTTTTGATTGCACGTTCGGATTAACGACTCCACCCAAGGCCATCTCGTTCCAGCATTCCATCGCGATGTAGTAGGTGATGGCGTCGAAGATGTGCTTGTGCTCCGAGGATCGATCAATGATGGCACGTTTCCCCTTCTTCAAGCTGTCGAACATCTCGATGGTCTTCGGGCATTTTGCGGCGGACACGTAGATGCGATCTTCAAACAGCAGCCGGCGCATCAGATCCACGCGCTGAGTCACGCTGCCCTGCCCCTTGATCGCCGCCCGCAGCCGGAACACGCCGCCGCTCATCTTGAAGACGCTGGCGTGTTCGTAGGAATCGGCAATCATGGAATACTTGCCGAAGGAGGAATTGTCCGACCAGTCGTGCCAGAGGAGTTTTCGACCGACCAGCTTTTCCCAAAACGCCTGTTTCTCCAGCAGTTCGGAAACGATGTCCTCCAGCTTGACGGTTTCACCAAGGATGACCAGTTCGTCGATGATCTTGAATCCCGGCTTGATGATCTTGTTGTCGAATTCCAGCGGAACCTTTTCGATGAATCCCACCGCGTTGTTGACGCTGCCCAAGTCCCAGCCCCGTCCGAGTTCGATGCAGCTTTCCTCCGGGACCATGAACTCGTCCGGCTCCGGTTTGAACATCGCCGGGCGCTGGCCGACAATGTGAATGGACGGCTTCCAGACCTCCATGAAGATGCCGTCGCCGCTGGCCTTCTTCCAGATGCCCCGGTAATACCGGTCGAACAGATCCTTGTTGTGCGCGTACTTGGCCCGCTGCTGCGCCTTCTTCTCCTCGCTCAAGTAGGGATTGTCGTCGATTCCGACCTCCACCACGTCCAGCTTCTTTTGCAGCGCACGCAGGGAGGCAATCATGTCGGCCCTATCCCGCCCCACCATGTCCACAAGCTGAAGCTTTTCCTCGGTGTCCTTGTCGATGTTCTCGAAATCCACGGTGCGGAACCAGTACCAAAGCTGCCAGATCCATGAATCCTCGCCTTCATCGCTGGGGTTGGTTTCGCAGAGCAGGAGATATTTGTCGTCCGTGCGCCCGCGAAAGCATTCCTGAATCGCATCGAAGGAACTGCGCCGTTTGAAGTTGGAAAGCTCGGTCCAGTGAATCAGCGAGAACTCCTTGCCCTTGAACTTGTCCTCGACCATGCGCTCGTCCGAAAGCGAGTCCAGCACGAACCGGGAAGGCTTGCCCTCTCCGCGCTGCGCCATTTCCCGGTTGGTTGTCTCGAAGTACCAGCGGTGCGTGACCGGCTCCATGCGCGGCTCGGTGACGTATTCAAAGCCGAAGCCGCCCTTGATCCACTCAGGGATGGTGCGCTCGATGAGATGCTGCCACGCCCCGGCGTTGAGGTTTTGATCGACGGTCTTGCCCAGCATCATGCCGTAGGCTCCGGGGGTGTTCCAGAGGTGCCAGCAATCGGCGTGGAGGCAGCCCCAGGTCTTTGAACTCAGGCGCGGCCCGGTGATGAGCCGGTAGTATTTGCCGGGTGGATGCGTGATGATCTGCGCCTGCTTGGGCGAGATGATCGGGGACCAAGGTTTTGTGGGTGTAACGATAGTGGCCACAATAAGTCCACAATTTGATTGACGGCGAATGGCTTTTTGGCAAGACAATTCCGCGTATGAAAGACTCTGCCAATGCTTCCGAACTGGATCTCGGGGTGATGCCCAATGAGAACATCGAGCCGTGTTGCGCTCCAAAATCAGTCAAGGGCGAGGAAAAAAAGCCGTCCTATCCCAGCGTGCGGTTCTCTGACGAACAGGTGGATCGGTTCGTGGAAAAGTTCGGCCAGCCGGAGATGGACGAGGAATGGACCGTCACCGTCAAGCTGCGCGTCAACGGCTTCACCAACCAGAAGTACGACAAGTCCATCAGCCTCGACATGCTCTCCATCATCGGGGACGCGGTGGAGGAGGAGGGTGAAGCCGACGACGGCGGCATGGAGAACAATGACGAGGGCGAGGCGACAACCAAGCAGGACATGGTGAAGCGGATGAAGAAAGGGAAGTGACCGATGGCCAAGAAAGCGAAGGAATCACCGCCGGTTGAACCCACGACCACGGCGGAGAACAAGACCAAGCTGACGGAGAAGATCGGCATCTCCCCGGACAGCCTGCGGAAACTCTTCGACAAGGAGCCATCGCAGCAGGACGACAAGATCAAGGCGTTAGTGGACCTGATCCGCTCGCGCATCAAGGACGGACGGATGCGTTCCCTGCGCAACTGGAAGACCTACGCCGCGATTGACGCCGCGTTCAACGTGCCCTTCTCGCAGATCGCCCCAACCATCGCCCAGAAACTCGGATCGCCCACGGCCTTCAAGTCAGCGGAAGACCTCATCGGCGAGTTGAAGAACTGGGACGTGAGCAAGACGCTGCTGTTCAATGAACAGTTGGTCGATGGCAAGGTGGTGGACGTGCTCGATCCGACGCCGCTGTTCGAGGTGACAATTCCGCTGGTCGCGGCCTACACCAAGGCGCGGGCCTCGAAGCTGTTCAACGACCGGAACTCAATGCCGCTGTTCACCTACGATCCGGTGTGGAGCACGGCGGAGAACCGCGTCCTCGGCGAGTGCATCACGCAGATCATGTCGAAGATGACCTCGCAGTATGGGTATCAATCCACGCTGCGAAGTGCCATCATGCACGCGCTGAAGTATTCCTACGCGATGATTTTCCCGAAGGAGTCGTGGCACTATGAAACCGACGAAGACACCGAGGGAGACGTGTTTAACGCCAAGGAGGGGTTGCGTTACAGTATTCCGCACCCAACTCGCTGCGCTTTTGACCCGATGTTCTCTCCTTCGAGCATCAACACGGACACCGGCTGCGAATGGTCGCTCTACTGGGACATCAAGCGTTACGGGGAAGTGACCGGGCCGTCGTCCTTGTATTGGAACAAGGAGCGAATCACCTACGGGATCAACTGGTTTGACCCGGCGGTCAGCGGTGCATCGAACTACTTCGCCGAATACTGGCCGACCACGATGACGCCGCCGGTGGCGCTGGATGCGTGGAAGATGATGAACGAGAACGACCGCATCGCGCACGCAGCGAGGTTTTACGCGGCGCAGTCCGACAAGGACAAGGCGGTGTTCGAGACGACGCTGTTCATGAAGCTGCGTCCGAGCGACTGGGGACTCGGCGACTGGAAGCACAACGTCTGGTTCCGGTTCGTGGTGCTCAACGATGACGCGGTGGTGTGGGCGGAGCCGATTCCGTTCAACCCGAACCTGTTCATCGGCTACGATTCCGACGACGGCATGGCGGAAAACCCGTCGTTATCGCTGGAAGTGCTGCCGTGGCAGCACTTGACCAGCAACATCCTGCGCCAGCACATCACGACCGTCCGGCAGAATCTCCTGAAGGTGATTGCATACGATCCGAACCAGATCGAGAAGTCGGACCTGAACGCGATCAACGGGCGGCAGATTCAAAGCATGTTCTGGCTGCCGGTGGATCAGCGCAAGTCGATGGCGGAACAGAACCAGATCGAGAACGCCTTCAAGCGCATCGAGTTTGGCCAGCAGGACACGGTACAGATCCTCACCGTGCTCAACAACATGTTCAACCTGATGGAGCGGGCCTTGGCGATGAGCGCACAGGAGGTTGGTTCCATCTCCGGGCACGTCCAGACCGCCGAGGAAATCCGCAGCGTCTCGCAGAACACCAGCAACCGGGCGCAGTTCACTGGGAGCTACGTGGACGACTTCATCGACGCTTGGAAGAAGCAGCTTTGGGAGGCGACGAAATGGTTCATGGACGAAGAATTCGCCGTCGAAGTCACCGAGACGCCGCAGGAACTCACGGACAAACTCTCCAAGGAACTCGGCTTCAAGTTTGGCGATGCCTACGACGGCAAGGTCAAGGTGCAAGGTGAGAAGTCGAAGATCGTCGTGGAAGGATTCCTCTCCCAGCGCGAGAACCTGACCCGGCAGAACTATCCGCAGATCGCACAGGTGATGTTGCAGGCGGTGGATCGCGTGGCGCAGTCGCCGCTGCTCTCGGAACGGCTCGGGCCGGAATGGATCGCCGCCGCCTATGAACGGGCCTTTGAATATCTCGGGGCACCGAAGGATTTCGAGCTTCGCATCCCGCAGAACAACACCACGCTGGCGATGATGAAGCAGGTGCAGGCGCAGTTGAACGAGGCAGCGAAGCAGATCGCGGAAGCCGCCGCGCAGCAGGCACAGGCCGGGGTGGGTGGAGCCTTGCAGCAGACGCAGCAGGCCGTGGTGGAGCAGGCGAAGATGAACCAGACGCAGGCGGAGGAAATCGCCAAGCTCAACGAAGCGGTGGGGAACATCGTGCAGATGTTGCAAACGCCGCCCGCGCCGGAGCCGCCGCCCGTGAATCCGATGGAGCAGCAACCGCTTCCAGTAGGAATGGCATGAGATACACAAACCTTCAGTTGGAATGGCTGTTCGGTTTGTTCGCAGCCAACGCGATAATTAACATCGCGGCATGGAACGCACCAGCATCCTTAAATGCAGTGGTGTGCATGTATCTGATTTTGGTGATTCGATTTGTTCAACTAAAAACACAGGAGCGATAACATGAGACTGAAACAAGTAGAAGGAACAGAGCAGGCAGACGAACTTCTGAAGGAGGGCTGGAGCGTGCTGACCGTGCTGAAGCAGAAACAAGCCAACAACGAGATACCGGTGTTCGTGCTGCAAAAGTGCGGGCAGGTTTATACCGAGGAGATTCCGGCCTTTGCGCACGTCCAGACCGCCGAGGGAATCAAGATTGACACACGCATCGAAGCGGGATGGAAGGCTATTGAAGCTCGGAATGTCCTGCTGAACATCTATCCGTTACTGAGTGAGGCACGAAACAATCCATCGTGCCACATTGCAGTGAAGGTGGAGATTGAGAAGGCTATTTCTAGGATTTCGGATTATTTCAAAACGCTCAAATGACTCATATTCTAAAACCACTTTCCGAGTCGGACAAGGAGGCGTTGGAGAAGCTGTTCTCTTCGCCGGGATACCCGGTACTCCTGCGCGTGCTGGGCACGCACCGGGACATTGCCCTGATGGAAGGGGCGAAGCTGTTCATATCCAAGTTCCCGAAGGAGAAGGCGTCGGCGGAGCAATGCTTTGACGTGGCGCGTTCCTTTGAAAGCACGCTGGAAATTTTGCAGAAGACCACGAAACCCGAAACACACGTCCAATTGGAGATCCAATCATGAGCGAAGCGACCCAAACCCCGCCGCCGGCTGCGCCGAACACAGGCACACAACCGGACAACAAAACGACCACACCACCCGCGCCCGCCGATGGCATTAGCAAGTTCATCACCCTGATGAAGCAAGGCTCCGAGGCGGCGGAAACCAAACCGACGGAAGCGAAGCCCGAGGAGAATAAAACGGAGACTCCCGCGCCGGAGGATAAGACGGAGAAGACCGAGACTCCGCCGGAGAAACCACCGAAGAAGGAAGGTGAGGAGAAGCCAACCGCCGCGCCGAAGAAGAAGGTGATCAAGTCGAACAAGTTCGACGGCGTGGTCGATCCGCTGGAACTGGCCAAGACCACAGCCAAGGAAACCGGCAAGGCGCTTGGCAAGGAGATTGCCGAGGCGATGAAGGAGAAACACGCCGCCGCGCCGACGGAGGAAGTCGAACTCAACAAGGAGGAGAAGCGTCAGCTTCGCGTCCTGTCCAAGCTCGAAGAAACCAACCCGGAGGAATACAAGGGCATCGGCACGCGGTTCAAGAAGGCGGTGAACGAAATCGCCCGGCTGGATGAATCCCGCGAGGAGTGGTCCGCCAAGAACGATGCCGAGGACTGGGACGAGTATCGCCGCAATGAGCATGAGAAGATTCTCGAACGCAACAAGGTGATTTGGGACGACGGTGATTTCGAGGACGCCCGGCTGGCGCTGGCAACGGAGCCGCTGGCCAAGGAACTCAAGGAAGCCAAGCAGAAGCTTTCGCAGTACGAGTCCAAGACCGCCGCCGAGGAAGTGAAGCCAAAGGCCGAAGCTGCCGCCGTGGCGTCGGCGGTGGAACTCGGGCGCGAGCTTGTCGGGGATTCCGCCAAGGATCTCATTGGCGATGGATTCAAGATGAACAAGGAGAACCGGGAGAAGCTGATGGAGTCCGATCCAGTGGCCGCGCCGATCATCGTGGATGCAATGGGGCGGGTAGCCTCCTTCTCCGCTGCGGTGGAAGAAGTCTGGCACGGCACCGCGAACAAGGAAGTCACGAATCACATCGCGGGTTATTGCTTGCAGTTGGAGCGGAAGATTCTCTCCATGCCCGCCGATCAGCGGGTCATGGGCGGACGCCGGTTCTCCCCGTTGGACGCCTACTACAAACTCAAGCCGGACGAGCGGGCGGATTACTGGACGATTGACCCGGATTTCGTGCGCTCCGCCTTCAAGGATGACGTGCTGGAACGCGCCCGCCCGGCAATTGACGCGGAGCGCAAGCGTTTCGAGGCATGGGAGAAGCGCAACGGAAAGGTTCCGGCTGCGGCAGCCAAGGCCGACGAGAAACCGGCGGCTCCGGCGCAACCCGCCAAGCCGGTGAGTCCTTCCACGGGCGCTCCGGGAACACCTCCTCCGGCCAGCAACAACAAGCCCGCCACGGAAACCGGCGGAAAATTCTTCAATTTCCTGCGGCAAGGCTCGGCAGTGGCCGGATAGGAAGACATCAAATCTTGTTGGGCGGCAATGGGAAGTTACCAACCTGTTGCCGCCTTTTCGTTTTCAGCGCCGGGTTCTTTGTAAGTGCGCGGCTCGTAATAGGATCGCGTTTGAAGTTGAACATCAACCTAAGACGACGATATGAGCACCAGTGCAATTTGGTCCAAATGTGTTCCCGCCCTTCGGACGGACATCCAGCGTTGCGGCAGCCTGACGGTCTGCAACGCAGTCATCCCCAACCCGTCCGAACTGGACGGCATCTTCATGGATACCGGCGAGTATCGGCTGATGAACGCGGCCTTCGCCTACCGCATGGAGTTGAAGGCGGCGGGGGCGGAGTTCTCACCGTTCCAGAAGTTCATCGAGGCCAACACCAAGCCGCGCAAGGTGAACCTGATCGATGACTCGGTGCCGGGCCTGCCGCAGATCAGGCCGTATTTCTCGGCGCTGCGCTACGACATCATCACCAACGAGGACTGGAAGGCGACGGAGGGCGCGGCCTGCGATTCGGATGGAACTCCGAATCCGGCGGGCGACCACTGGAAGATGACCTTCGAGTCTCCGACCGGCATTCCCGGCGACACCCGCTGGTTCAACCCGAAGGAGCGCGTGTTCTTGGAAGGCATCGACAGCGCGGGCAATTCCATCAAGTCTCAGTACAAGGTGGTTTCACGCACGCTCTCCGGCAACACCGTCATCTGCGTGTTGCTTGGCCAGAACGCCGGATCATTCCTGCCTGCCGCCCGCCGCGCCGACGTGGTGCAAGGATCGGCCTATCCAGGTACGGCCAACGTGCAGGACTGGGAAACCTTCTGCCAGCAGCCTCCGGGACTGATCAATTCCCGGCTGGATGATTTCTGGTGGGAGACGACCCGCGACACGCTCTGCGACGATGATCTCGTCAACCAGTGGATCGAGATGGTCAAGGCGGAGAATCCGCTCTACGAGAAGTTCTACCACCTGCCGGCGGCTCAGTATAACAAGCAGGCGGGCGAGTTCTTCACCAAGAAACTCATCCGGCAGTATATGTACTCCAAGCCGCTGGAGAACCAGCGCCGGGCGACCGTGGATCGGTTGGAACAGATTACCACGGTGGAACCAGGGGGTGGTCGTTGCGTCGGGCGTCGCGCCGCTGCCGTAGGGTGGTACGAACAACTCGCCGAGTGCGACCGTGTGGCCGACTTGATGGGGACGAAGTTCTCCATCCTTTCGCTGGCGAACTCGCTCTACCGGCTGATGAAGTATCGCGAGTCGATTGGGCATCCCTCGCCTGACGTGTTCGACATCTTTGTTCCGTCCACCTTCATCCCGGTGTTCCAGTCGGCGATGGTCAAGTACTGGAAGCTGCGCGGGATCGACAGCATCAAGTGGGAGTGGCAGAACAACGGCAACAAGGAAGGCACGCCGTTCGCGTTCCGCTGGAAGACGTTCTTCCTTGAATGGCCGAACGTGCAGATCAACCTGATCACCGACCGCTGGTTCGACGACAACCTCGACATGAAGAAGCAGTTGGCCGCGACCCTCGGGGTGCCGGCGTTCGGCAATGTCGGTCGTCAGATGTGGATCATCGACTGGCGCACGGTGTACACGGCCATGCTCGGCAGCAACCGCGTGGTCAACGAGGTGGGTGATCTCAGCGTGCTGGCCAAGACCGACCCGGCGACCTACGCCTGCGTCATGAAGATGCCGAAGAAACGCTACACCATGACGAGCACCACCTACGCTCCGATGGTGGAGCACACCAAGGCGAATCTCATCATCGAGAACTTCGACGCCTCGGAGCCGGACTACACCAGCGAGGATGCCGGCGACTACGACGGCGACGGCGTGATGCCTTCGTGAACGACCTGAACCGAACTGAACTTCCCTCCGGCGCATGAAAACGCCGGAGGGTTTCAACCAAGAAATCCCAATCCAAACCAGACTTAGAATATGAAAATCGTGACTCGAATTTTTGTGGTTGCCGCGCTGTTCATCGCCACGGCGGCAGTGGCCGCGACGTGGACGCCATCACTGAAGGCTGACAACGGCGTTCCGATCTCGGTTCCGTCGTCCCGGACGCAGTTCACGCCGGGGGCGTTGACGCTCGGCCTGCCGAATTCCGTGGCTCCAACGAACTACGCCTACTGCACGAACGCGGCGATTGCCGTGTATCCTGGACAGGACATCCGCGTGGAATTGTTTGGTGGCACCGCCATCTTTGGCACCAACACGCTTGGGGCCGTGACCAATGGTGTGTTCGGCGCGAATTACTCCACGTCCTCGGATGGCATCACCTTTCGGGATAGCAAAGGATGGCTCGTCTTCACGCCGACCTCCACGGTGACGAACCAGCGGGTATCCGCCATTCTTTACTCGACGAACATCTACCCCTGCAAGGCGGTGAAGTTACTCGGGATCACCAACCTGACTTCACGGACGCTTTATCCGACGAACGTGAACGCGTTCTTCTGGATGAAATGACCGTGGACCTTCGACCGAAACACTCGAACCCACAGGAGCATTATGGCAAAACGCTACTTCCAGAAATTCAACGCCCGCATTTACCTGCTCGACAAGGATTCCAAGCCGGTGCCTTTCGAGCGGTTGGCGGACAATCACGGGGCCATCGCGCTGGACACGGAGAACGCCGCACACAAGGCGCTGCTCGAATCGCTCGACGCGGCGATTCTCAAGGGCATTGGCGGCGTTGTGGAACTGGCCGATGAAGCGGCCTATCAGGAGTTGAAAAAAAAACTCGACCCGTCCAAGGCCGCTCCGCGTCGCCCTTCGGGCATCCGCATCGCGGATCAGAACCCGATGCCGGAACTGCGCGAACCGTCACTTCCGCCTGCCGGCGATGCGGGGGCACCGGGAAGTGTCGGACGTGCGGAGGACTCAACACCTGCCCGTCCTGCAACGGCACTGGGAGCATCCAGCGGAGGGCCGCTTGAAGCCGCCGGTCTGGTGCCACGCGGACGAAAGGTGCGTACTGCCAAGGTTGCCATCGCCGAGGATGGAACGCCATCCGTGGTGTCTCCGCCTGCCGACACCGGGGGCGGGAAGAAATCCGCTGAATCGTAACGACTGTCCGGCGGGGAGGCACCCCGCCGGAGTTCTTTTGACACCATGATGACGTTCGCCCAGTTTCAGGCTGCGGTGATGGAAAAGGCTTTCCCGGACGGGGAGCCGGAAAATCTCGTCAAGCATCACCGCACGGATCTCATCGCCGGGATCATCCACGTCCAGACCTACTGCGACTTCTACAAGCGCAACGTCACGAACGTCCATCCCTACTGCTCGACTTTCTTCTGGTGCGGGGCCAGCGTGATCGACGCGCCGCGTGGAGCGATCAAGCGGGTCTATACCCTGCCATCCGGGGCGGATTGCTGCCCGGTGGACTATGATTTCGTTTCCAGCTTCGACGTGTTTCGGGCGTGGTTGTTTGCGACCCGACCGAAATGGACCAAGCCGGAGAACGCCGGACTGCCGGAGATTCCCGCGCTCGGGATGACCTACGCCGAGGATGTCACCGACAAGGGGCATCGCTACGCCTACGGTTATTACACTATCCGGGAGGGGAAGATTTACCTAGCACACCGCATTGAATCCACGGAACGCATCATCGTGGAATTCGACGGGGTGAAGCGCAACTGGAAGGACGACGACCTCATCCCGGTGTCTGGATGGCATGACACCGATGACGATGACGGGGTGGAGTTGATTTCGCTGCTGGCCAAGTATGTGCAATCTCAGGACAAGCTGCTCTACACGGAAGACCCGAAGGGTGGCTCGTTCCTGATGCAGCAATTCGCGTCAGACTTCGCGGAGTTGATTGCCCGCACGAAACGCGAGTCGCGGGGCAGACCGTTTTCGAGTTTCAACCCGCGCCCAATTCTTTCCATCAACGCGCCGTGCGGTCAGGAAGAATGCACGGTGCCCGAAACCACGGACGAGACGGCGGTGTTTGCCATCATTGGGGACACGCAAAACGACCCCGGCAACGGCAATGCCGAGGCCGTGGCGACGTTGATCGATTCCTGGGGGCCGTCCTACATCGTCACCGTGGGCGACAACTGGTATGACAGCGCCAAGACCCTTGAGGACTTGGACTCCAACATCGGGACGCTCTACCGGAAATGGCTGTATCCGTATCGTGGCACGCAGGGCGCACAGGTTTCCGCACAGCAGAACTTCTACGCCGCCGTGGGAAACCATGACCGCGATCCTTCGCCACGGCTGGACATCGAGCGGGACTACTTCAACCTGCCTCCGACCGGGGCGG